TGGGTGCTTAGATTTCCATACGAACCTCCATATGCAATTTGTAAATCAGTATCTACTTCAATTGTGGGACTTAGTCCTTTTATACCTGTTGCTTCTTCTGTTCTTCTGGCTGCAAACCTAATTACAGTTTTACCAAAAGTGTCTGCGGTATCCACAATAGAAGCTACTTTTTGATTAACCGCATTGATTGTTCTGTTTTTAATTCTTGCTTTTAGATTTCTTCCAACATTTTGAAATATAGTCCCTTGACCAGCTGTTAAAGATTCAATTTCTTCTTCTAATGTTTTAGGTTTTGGGTCTTCAAATCCAGCACCTTTACTTAATTGTTCACTATCATCTCTAAGTTTAACGATGTCTGTATATTTGAATGGTGGAATATGTCTTTCTTCAGTTAGACCAGCTGGTAAACTAGCTATCGTTGATAATGGGTTGAATAGTCTTGTTTCTTTTCTTGGATTTTTAAATTGTAAAAAACCTTGTTTTGCTTGGAATAATAATCCTTTTGGTGATGCTAAAAATTTACCAATACGAACAACATCATCTTTTGTTCTTTCAGCTCTTGTTACGATTCCACCTCTACCTAATAAATCATCAAATGGACTATCTGCATATCTATCACCGATTTCTTTTGTAATGAATGGTTCGTCATCTCCGTAATCAAGACTATCATATAATGTTTTTAAGTTTTCATTTGATACAT